TCCCAATTTTCTAATGATTCATTTACGAGAAATTTTACAACCAAATCTTCATATTCAAGAGTATCACCTGCATTGTAGAAAGTTTTAAACGGTGTATTGATTTCGGCCTCACCAGAAAGTGAAACTTGTGGAACATTTGCAGCCACAATAAAATATTCTACATTTGGAAGTCTTGCAATTTGAAAACGAAATTGTGTGGGAGATGCGTAGTCTATGTTGGAAGGAACACGATTAGCGGCAACTAAATCAACCATTGAAATATCCTATAAAATAGAGGTATGCTTTTGAACATACCTCTATTTATAAGAATCGTATGATTACATGATGTTGGTTACTTGAACTCTTCTGTAATATACGTTGCTGTTAGCAGCAAGTCTTGCTGCATCACTTGCGAATGGTGTTCCACCACTTGCAAATGGATTTGAAGTCATACCGTAGCGTGTCTTAAATCCAATTTTTGGTTGGAAAGTATTCTCACCAACTGCACGAACCATTTGCAATGGAACGTATGGGCAGTAGAATACACCAGCATCAGCAAAGGAAGAACCTTTGTAGCCAATTACATAGAATTGCTTGGCATCTTGATTTCCAGCATATGGATCAATGTATACACGATAGCGACCATTCAATACACCAGCAAAGGTGTTTCCTGTGTCATCATCGGAAAGATTGTTTGCAAGAGCAGGTGTGTAATCCAACTTACCTGCCTGGTTCAATGCACTTGCAACATCGGAAGAACAGATAATGATATTACCTCGTCCTCTTCTGGTTCGTTGTGCAATGACATTGGCATCACGCTCAATTTGGAACATCAATCCTTTGAACTTCTCTACACTCCATCGTCCGTTTGAATCAACGTCCAAGTCAAAGACACCTGGATTAGCTGTGTCAATCAAAGCGCCTTTTTCAGCAATTCTATAGATTGTTCGGACAACTTCTCGGTTGATTTCTGTCAAGATTTCAGTAGAAAGAATATTTGCCAATTCTGTCTCAGCGTCAAGTCCATGAATTGCTTTCAAGTCTTGTGCCAATTCCATTGAATATTCTGCTTTCAATGCTCTTGATTTTGCTTCTACACTGAACTTCTCAATTGAGAATGCCATTTCTGCAAATGCATTACCAGCAGAATCACCCAATGCTTCTGCAGTAGCAGTTGATACTGGAAGACCAGTTGTGTAATCTGTAGTAGCAGCTCCACTATCGTTAAGAACAGCAGGGTTGGTTCCTGTTTGTGTTCCGGTACCTGAGAAAGTAGTATCTGCTTCATTGTAGAATGCTTCTGCTCCCGATTGATTAGTGTATCGTGAACGCATGGCAAAGACCAATCCAGTTGGACCAGTCATTGGTTGTACGCCAGCAACGTCATATGCAATCAAGTTAGGCATTGCACGCCTTACTAGAGAGATCAAAATTGGATCCCAGTTGCTGATTGCAGTACCAGTTGAGTTGGTAGGTGCAGTTTCTGCCAAGAACCGAGCATCTTCATTCAATGCACGCTCTTGGTTTTCCAAAATAACAGATGTAACTGCTCTTTTGTATTTGTCTTGAATAGGTGACAAATCTTGATGATTCAAGACTGGTGACCATTTTTCTTGAAGGTGTTCTGATTTGAACATTTTTAAAACTCCTAAAGGTTATATTAATTATTTATTAAAACTTACTTTTAGTGTAACTAATAGCACTCAAGTATTTCGCCATAGTTCCACTTACTTCAACATTTTCAACTGAAGTGTCTTGTGTATCTACAGATTCGGAGACAACTTTAGTTCTTGGGAAATAGCTTTCTTTCAATGCACTCAATTTAAACTTGAATGATTCTTCATCAATGTATTCTAGTTCTTTTACCAAAGAACCAAACTTTTCCTTTTCTGTTGCACTCAAATCTTCAGAAACTTCAACAAAAATTGACTCACGGATGTGCTGTGACACCTGATTTTTCAATTCTATGTTTCGTTGAATTTCTTCATTCAATTTAGTTTCCAAATTCTCTAGTTGCTGTTCTTGTGATTCAAGGATGTTATACTTCTCATTTGGTACATCAATATAATGGTCTTCAAACAATCCTTTTAATCCAGCAATAAAGTCTTCGGCAATCTCACCCTTCAATCCCCGCTCAACTGCAAGTTGATTTTCGGTCATCCATTGCTCTACAACATAATTCAAGTATTTGTCAACTTTTTCAACTAATTCATCTTTATAATCATCTACAAACTCTTTGATTTGCTCTTCTTTTTCTTCTTCCATTCTTTGGACTTCTTCACGCAATTTAGATTTAATTGCTGCTTCAAAGATTACAGAAGCCTTCTCTTTAAATTCCTCGGAAAGATCATGTCCTTCAGTCAATGCATCTACATCTTCTGAAACATCAAGAGAATCAAGGCGATCTTCAAAAGATTCTTTTTTCATCTTTTTCTTTTCTTCCATTTCTTCTTCATCCTCTTCTTCATCATCTCCCATGTCATCTTCTTCAGATTTCACACTTTTTGCTTCGTCCATTTCTTCTTCATCATCATCTTCTTCATCTTCCATCTCTTTCATGGACATTTTCTTTTTCTCTTCCAGTTCCTCTACATCTTCCATATCAAACTCTGTTGATGCGGAAATTGTTTTGGTCTGTGGAGGAGATGCTTTCTTGACTTTCTTTGCTGCATCTTCAGGCTTTTCACCTAAATCATTCTTTTCTCCAGCAACAGTTTGCATTTTATCTGGACTTGCAGCAGATTTCTTGGGAGCATTTGCATCGTTCATTTCTTCCAAAATTTCTGCTTCAAGTTGTTCAATTGTCTTGTCTAGTTCTGACATTTGGTATACTCCTTGAAAAGTTCTAATATTATATTTATTTATCACATTATTGATTTGAAGAATTTTGCGAATGCAAGTGCTTGATACTTTGTCTGTTTTGCTCTTGCACCTTTTTCAATATCCTCTTTAATCTCATTCACTGCAACTTCTTTTAGTAAACCATTGTTCCAAATCCATTCTCTGCCTTCCATAATACCCTCAACAAATGCTTGAGGAGCAGAAGGATCAGCAACAATATCTGCCGCAGTTGCAAGATAAAAATCATCCTTTACATAATTGACACCATTTCTTGATTCCAGAGAACCCATACCTCTAGAAGAAACTCCCAATTTACCGCCATCACTAATAAGTGCCTTCGCAATTTCCCCCATAGGTGTAGAAAGTAGTTTTGCTTCACCCATGAAGTTCTTTCCATCCGGTTCTAATCTTGTAATCATGTGTGAAACACGATCAAGATTAACAGTAGGGCCATCTGGATGTCCAAGTTCACCAAATGCTCGCCCTTGCTTTATGAATTCTTCGTTGTATCTTTTGACTTCTTTTTCTAATACATTAAAAGGATAAACACGTCCGTTACGATTTTTTTGTTCTGATTGCATGAATATACCACGGATTTTCATACTCTTAGAACCGGATTTATCTTCAATAATATATTCTACATCCTGGATATGTTCTGCAATAAGTTTCATGTTAGTTCCTATGCTTCTAATGTTTCTTTTTCAAAATACTTCATTAATGCAACTGCCTCAACTTTGTTCTTTTTAGCAGTCTTTTCAATAAACTTTTCAAACTTAGCCAAAAAATCTGATGGATCACTTTCTAAAAATTTAAAAACTTCATCAACTGATTTTTTCATTCTTGGTGAAAGAAGTTTATATCTATCAGAAAGTTTATGTTCATTCTTTTCTTGTAACTGTGTAAAAAAATCTTCAAATGGTTTATACATCTTCACTTTCACTTTTTCTCACAAATGATTTTGCCACTTCCATTCTTTTTGTTTCTAGTGCATCACTGATTCTTGTTGACATTTCAAGGTCAAAATCATTTTTTGCTTTGATATTATCACCGGCATCAATTGAATCAATAAAATCTTTCAAAAAATTATTATCACTCATTTCATTTTTCCTTTAAATATTGTGCCTGTAAATCTTTATCATCTTCAGGCTCCTTTTCATCTTCAGGTTCTTCATCATCTTCTGGTTCATTGTTGCCAAAAGGTGATCCTTGTTCTGGTGGTTGAGGTGCTGATCCACCTCCCATTTCAAAGTCATCATATTCACCATCTTCTTTTTCATCTTCAATTTGATCTTCAATTTCTTCTATTTCTTCATCAGACATTTTAAGAATGTTCTTTTTAATCCATTCTTTTGAGAAGAAACTACCTACATATGGTTCAACTTGTGAAAGCATGTCTAATCTTTCACGCATCACTTCGGCATTCTTTAATTCAGTAAAATGACCATCTTGTAGAAAATCAAACTGAATGTGTTCTTTAATGTCATTCCATTCTTCAGCTGCAATCACACCTTTTAAAATAAGTTGTGTTTCTAGAAGGTCATGAAAAAGAACAACAAACTTTTTTCTTATTCTTTGTACAAACTTTGTAAACTTTAATTCATCTCTTGTGATGTTATCTGAACGACCAATTGAAAAAGTTGATTCTGATTCAAGTCTTGAAATTGGTACATTCAGCGAGCGATAAAGTTTCTTTTTAAAATATTCTATGTCTTCAATTTCACCAAGGTTTGCACCTCCTGGAAGTGTGGAAATTTCTGTTCCTCTTCCACCTTCTCTTCTTGGCAACCAGAAATCTTCCAACATTGACATATGATTTCTGTCATCACGAATTTCGCCAGTTTTTGCATCATATACAAGCTTGTTACGATAACGATTCATTACATCTTTGAGGTACTGCTCTGCTTTTGCTTTTGGCAAGTTACCAACATCAATGTAAAAAATTCTTCTTTCTGGTGCACGGGAAATACGATAGATAACCAATGCATCTTCAATCATTCTTAGCTGATTGACAGGTTTGATTGCTTTATGTAAATGTGAAAGAATCAATCCTTTTTGTGCATCAATCAAACCAGAAGGACAATATGAAACCGAATCACTGGTAAGTTTTA